TATAGTTCCAGTATAATCATTAACCATACCATAACCTCTAGCAGATCCACTACCTGAATGTTGTCCCCAAGTAGCCATAGAAGTATTAGAATCAGATGTAGATATTCTTGCTCTTTTTATCCACATACCTAATGTCCAAGTATCTCTGTTTCCTGAACCTCCATCACGATACAAATAATTTGTAGCTGTAGAATTTGCAGAACTATTAGATACTCTAACACTATTATCTATTTGATGCGTATAGAAATCACCACCACCTGCTGCTGCTGCTGCTGCAGCTCCCATTAAATTATTTTGAAATACACCCATTATGCATATGCCTGTGAAATTATCATTTGAATATCTCCACCTACTCCATCACTTGAAGCAGATACTACTATGTAATCTAATCTATCTACAGCACCATTAGCTGTTGACATGGTTGGATCTGTACCACCTATAAACTTGAAGTCTGCGTGATAAGCCATTGTACCACTTCCTCCACTCTGTGTCAAGAAAATACTTCCTGTTTGTCCATCACGACAACCAATAGGTTGAGCTAAAGTATGAGCTGCTGTAACTGTTGTACTAAAGTTTTGACATGCACCAAAGTTTAATGATACAGATGTTACACCATTAATAGCTGTTGCACATACAACTGCTGCAGCACTTTTAGTTAATTGTAATTGACCTTCTAAACTTGTATTACCTGATACTCTTACAGTTCCTAAGAAACCAGAGTTACCAGTTATTGTTGTAGTACCTGTTATTTTAGTAGTACCACCTACTGATGCATAACTATTAACATCAAGTGTACTTCCTAATGATACAGCACCTGCTATAGTTACATGACCACCTACATTTATATCTCCAGATACTGAAACATCACCATCAAAAGTTGCATTACCAGTTATAACTGCAGTACCTCCTAATGAAGTATTACCTGCAACATCTAATGTACCACCTATTGTTGTTGCACCAGATACTCTAGCTGTGGTTAAAAATCCTGCTGCACCACTTACTGTAGCTGTTGATAATAAATTAACTGCACCACCTACTGATACAGCTCCTCCAATAGACATAGCACCTGCTACAGTAGCATGACCTCCTATATTTAAATCACCTGATACAGATACATCTCCTGCTACATCAAGTGTACTTCCTAAAGATACAGCTCCTGTTATTGTAGTAGTTCCTCCTATAGCAACATTACCACTTACAGATACATCATCTTCAAATTCTGCTTTACCTGTTGTATTTAAAGTACCTCCTACAGATGTATTTCCTGCTACATCTAATGTACTACCCATACTTACTGCACCTGCAATAGTAGTATGACCTCCTATATTTACATCACCAGAGACTGATACATCACCATCATATGTTGCATTGCCTACAACTGTAAGAGTACTTCCTACATAAAGTGTGCCACCTATTGTAGCATTATTAACAGATATATTACCTGTTATTGCTACAGGCACATTTGTAAGATTTGCACCATCTCCATAGAAAGCTGATGCACATACTTTTGCATTTGCTGCTTGTACATTAGCTCCAGCTATTGTTACAGTACCTGCAATGTTTACATTACCTGATACAGAAACATCATCTTTTATATGTGTTTCTCCAGCTATTGTAACTGTACTATTAAATGTTGCAGCACTATTAACTGATAGTGTACTTTGTAAATGTGTTGCACCTTCTACTGTTGCAGTACTTGCAAAGTTAGCAGCTCCACCTACACCAAGTGTTCCTGTTAGTGTAGTATTACCTGCTACTGTAAGAGTAGATGCTAAATTTACTGCTCCACCAACTCCTAATGTACCTGTAAGAGTTGTATTACCTGCTACTGTTAAAGTTGAAGCAAGATGTACAGCACCTCCTACAGATAATGTACCTCCTATTGAAGCATTACTTGCAACTGTAGCTGTACCTCCTACTGCTAAATTTCCTACTAATACTGTATTTCCAGAAACACATACGTCATCATCAAATTCAGCTTTTCCTGATACTGTTAAAGTAGATGCTAAATTTACTGCTCCTCCTACAGATAAAGCTCCACCAATAGTTGCATCATTTGTAACTCTTAATGTAGATACAGATACATCTCCTGATGTAGGAACATTAGTTAAATTAGAGCCATCTCCAAAGAATGCTGATGCACATACTTTATCTGCTACAACTCCAGTTGCTGTAACATTCGTTACATTAAAATTATCTGTAAAAATTGCAGATGCACATACAGCACCACCTATAAATAAATCACCAGATACTGAAGCATCTTCTGATACTCCAAATTTACCTGCAACTTGTATTACACTTGTAGATATTTGTAATGCTGAATTAGTACCATCACCTGATTGTATATTTTGTAAATCACCTGTAACACCAGTATTGGCACTTACATTCATTTTTAATAATTGTTTGTAAGTTTGTGATATTTGTTTGCTTGTTAATGTACTCATGCGTTACTCCAAAATCTTACTTTACTATCATCCCAATTAAAACTTGCTTGTTCCCAGTCTAAATTTCTACCACCTGTATCAGGTCTTGGATCTTTTACTACTGGATTATCTCGTACATCTGCTATTCTATTTTGTGGATGATTTTTTAAATCATAATTACCATCAAAGTCTAAAGGACCAACTAACATGCCATAACTATTTAAACGCATGTCTTTTCTGTCATAAACAAAACCACTTATATCACACATAGCTTTGACTCTACGATTAGATGCCATTAAATATATCCTATTCTAGGTTTAATAAATAAACTTGCTCGTTCTCTATCTTCTTCCATAGCAAAATTTAATTTTTCTTCATAGTTTGCTTTTAACATTGCTATACGATCCATAGGTACACCAGGATTTTTCATTGCTAATTGATACGATAAACCACATGTTAATGCTGGTAAAAATCTTTTAGGCATATCTGCATTTTGTCCAGCAGATTTATTTACATCTTCTAATTGATTAAACTTTTCTATGTTTAAAACACCAGTAGAATTATCTGGAGTTGGATATAACATTATAGTAGGATTAGTACGATCACGTTGAATAGTATATTGAGTTGGTCTACCTGCTTGATTTTTATTAGGAACATTATGATATTCTTCTCGTGATATTCTTTCTAATGCTATATCAGTTCCTGATACACTTGTTGAATATGTAATAGCTAATGCATCTATTGTAGAATCTGATAAAGATACTGAAGCTACTGTATCAGTTACAGTTACTACAGTTGTATTAATAGACCATAAACAAATACCTCTGTTTTGCCAATCAGTCAACATTAAGTTAATTGATCGTCTAGCAGAAGCAGGTGTATGACCTAATGTTTCTTCACCACCAATCATTTCAGTAGCTTCTTGAATTACTTCATCTATATCTAAATTAAAATTATATGTACCTGATGTTGCCATTTAACACTTCCATCTTTTTCTTGCTTGTCTTAATCTTGAATTAGGATTCTTTGCTGCTTTAGGAAACTTTTTCATTTGTCCTGCAGATCTTGCACAATAACTTTTTCTTCTTGCTGCTCGTTTACCTGTAGGTTTTTTTTCTGTTACTGCAGTTTGTAATTTACTTCCAGGATTTTGCCTACGATATTTAGCAACTCCTTTCTTTGTCATGCCTGCACCTTTTTTAGTTGGTCTTTTATAACCACCTTTTATGGTCAAGCCTTTCATATTACTTTTTTTTCTTTTTATTGTCATAATAAAAAATTAAACTTGACCACCTTTTTTATAACCATACATTATTTTTCCACCACCTCTTCGTTTAGGAAAACCAGCTTTCATATTTGAATAAGCTTTATCTGATATAGTACTTTTTGATTTAGGTCTACTAATTCCTTTTGCTTTTCTTTTATTTATATTTTCATATAAAGACATAATATAATTCCTTACTTCTTAACTAAACTTCCACCAAAATATAATCCAATAATTGCTGACATTAAATGTGTATCAAGTGGTGTAATAATAACACCATTAAATACTTTGTCCATGACTACTTCTTTTTTATCTATTAAGAACCAAAAGCCAGGTTCAAACTCTGTCCATGTAAGAACAACATTTACATCAGAAAATACTGGAACTAATTTAGGAAATGCAATGATAAAAAATACTGCTGTTAATGCAATAATTCTACGTGTCCATTGAAATCCTTTATTATCATACTCTCTTGCTTTGTTAATTTCATCCATTTGAAACTTACCTCTAGCAAGAAGCATTTTCTGTTGATTAGCTTTTTCTTTTGCTTTCTGTCCCCAAATGGTCATCATACCACCTAGTAAACTAGAACCTAGCATTGTCAACATTTCAATAGGTAAACCAGCTAACATTAATTAACTCCTATTTTTTCTTTTCACTCATCCAAAATCCTGCAGCACCTGCAACACCACAACCTATTAGACATAGCATTTGCCATGTAGAATTAGGAACTATAATACCACACATGGCTAATATAGCTGCTATTCCAGAATATGATGATGGTTCTTTTAGTCTTGCTTTTATTTTATCCATGTATTTTTCCTCCATATTGTTTAGCAACTAATTGTTGCCCTTTGTTGTCTACTTTGTAGACTTTACCACCCATAGGTCTATTTACAATATTTTTATATACTTTACCACCCATAGGTCTTTTTACCATTTTTTTACCATACATATTATTTTACTCCAATATTAGAGATTGATTGAGTATCTATAGAAAATGATTCTCCTTGAGGATAGTCAACATCAGATACAGCTTCAATAGGTCCTTTTACTTGTGGTCCTTTACGTGCTGCTCCATATCCTTGTCCTGTAGGAACACCATTTATATCACTTAATTTTTTATTAATAGTCACTCTACCCTGTGAACCTATTATTTGATCATTATTATAAGTGGGCATTATTTTCTCCTTTTTCTTCCTTTATTAGCCAGTTGTTGAAATTTCTTTTTACCATATTTTTTACGACCTATCCAAGCAGCTAATGCTTTAGATCCTGTTTTCTTTACTAAATTTTTAAATCTTTTTCCACTACCAAGTTTAGGTTTTTTAATTTGCTTAGATACTTTTGATCTATTAATAGCCATTAATTAGTACCTTGTATAACTGGTGTTGGACCTCCAGTAGGACTTGCTGGAGTTTGCATATCATCTCGTCTTGTTCTTCTTGCTTGATTACGAAGAGCATCTATTGAATTTTTATATTTACCTTCCCATGCTTGAAGGACTTGAAAATCTTTTATAAAATAATTTGCTTCTATCATACATGCTGCAAATAAAGCATTGTAACAACTTTCACTAAAATAATTAGATGTTGTTGCACTTGTATCTGTAGCACTTGCTAAAGCTAATGGTCGTTTTGTATATTGTATTTCACCTGCAACTGTAGATGCTGGAGTAGGTACAATATAAATTTGTGAATTAGTTTTTCTTGCATAGTATCTTGGAGTACCTGTAGATGCACTTACAAATCCCCAATAATCTATTGCATATTCGTATGTTCGTTGTAATAAATTTGTTTTTATATTTGTTGCACTAGCTGTATAATTTACATTACGTACTACTAAAGCTCCATCAGGTAAACTAACAACAGGATTAGATGCTGATATAGCAACTGATGCATAAGTATCAAGAGCTACATCATCTAATTCTTTTATTAGACGACCTTCTGCTTTTTCAACAAAATAAGGTATTTGAGTTTCAAATTCTGACGAATCATTTTCTATTGTATTAATAATGTCAGTTTTTAAATATGAATAGTTAGGCATATAATTATCCTAATACTAGAGTTACACCACCTGCATCAGGTGTGCTTACACTTACTGTGCCTTCACACTTTACTCCTACTTCACCCATATAAATATCTTGTGTTCCACTTGCAGCAACTTGGAATTTAATTTTACTTCCATTTTTATCACCTATATCAAATGTACCAGCTACAGTAGAATAAGCATGTACAGCAAGTATACGAGTTACATGAGGTAAAGTTACAGCAATAGAGTTTCCTGCATTATCTGTAGTACTCACAACTTGTGGAGAAACAATAACACCATCACCTGATTTAAAAGCTGTAGTTATATTTGTAGACATATATCTTTCCTTATATTATAGAGGAGGAGAATATCTCTACTCTCCTCCAATATTTATAATTAGGCTCCAGCGTTACCAAACCAACCACGCCAGTCAGAAACACCAAAAGAATATCTTTCACGTGCTTTGAATCGTAAGTTGCCAGTATCGAAATCTGGTTCCATTTTAGTTTGTAATGGAGTTCTATTAAACATTTTAGTACCATTTGGTACGTCTGTTTTAATGAACCATGCATTTACATCTGTAAATCTTCTGTTCACATAGAATCCATCAGGTAAAACACCTAGATGTCTTATAGCATTGATGTCATTGTTTGCAAAGTGATTTGCAGTTCCTAATACACCTGCAGTAGTGCCTGGTGTGTTTAGAAGTACATCTGCTGTAAACATTAGATCTGTTGGTACGTGTAATGAAACACCTGAAGCACCTATAAGGATGCCACGATCATCAGTAGTTTTTTGTATCTGAATGATTGCTGCTTCAATAGTACCTTCAGCTATAGCTGCTGCAGTAGTAATGTTAGTTACTGTTCCAGAGCCTACAACTGGGTGTGCTGCACTAAACATTGGTACACCATCACCTTGATTTGTTGCGAAGCCATTGTTGTACAAGTCAGCAGCTTTTTGCTGTTTTGTACTTCCCATAGCTCTTGCTAATCCTTTTGCTCTTAGTTTTGCAAAAGTATCATATAAATTATCTTCCATAGCTTCTTCAGTTACTGCGAATGCTAATGCTACAGTTTCGTTAGTATACCTTGAAGTATAACTTTCTGATGCATCATCATAAACTACAGCAGCACCCTCACCTTTAACAGGTGCAGCACCAAAGCCTGTGAAGAGTACTTCTTCTTCAAATGCTCTGTCTGAGTTTTCTATTTCGTATAATGGTTTGTGTTCTTCATCTACGCTGCCATATTCTATTCCAAAAACTGCATTTAGTCCAGGAAGTAGCTCTTTGGCAATACTTGCTCTATTAATAGCCATTTAATTATTCCTTTCCTATTAAGCTGTTGAAACAGTAGCTGTTGTGTAATTGTCAACATGATTGTTGATACGTACTTCATACCATGGATAATCGTCAGTTTCACCTGCTGATGAACTTGTTGCTGTATCCCATGGAGCTCTACGTATTACTCTCATACCTGCTAGTTCTGTTAATACAGGACCAGAAGCATCTAACTCATATCCACTATTACCTGTTTTTGTTGAACCTGCACCTGCTGTCCATACTCCATTATATATACCAGCACCAAAACCTGCTGCTGCTGTTACAGGACCATCTGCCTGTATAAAGTATGTTTGAGCTGGATCAGTACAAACATGTAATTGAATGTCTGTTGCAGTTATGCCACCTGTCCAATATCTACTGAATTGTTGATCGCCATTGCTATCTACATAGCTACATCCTTGGAAAACTCCTGCAGATTTAATAGTTGGGTTTGCACCTGTAGGTACGATTGTGCCTGAACTATAAATTGCTATAGGATCTCCTGTAAACATGCTTGTAGGCAATGCTGCTGAAGGAACTATTGGGCTTATGTTATCCCCAACAGGAATCATAGTAACACCAGTAGAGTTAGAACCTGAGCCATTTTTTCTTGCCAGTACCAGTCCTCTAGGACTATCAACTGAAGCCATATTCTTTCTCCTTTATTAATTAATAATAAGCAATAAAAGGATTAATCCTGAAAGTTAGGTTGTCTTCCTGTTACCACTTTTGATTTACTGTTATTAGAAATAGGCATACGAGAATTATTAGAACCCATAAGTTGAGCTTCAATAGCTTCGTTCATGGCTTTACTTTTATCTCTGTAAAACTTACTTCTAGCTTCGTATCTACCAGTTGGGATTTTTGCTAATCCTACGTCAGCACGACAGACTACCCCTGCGTATCTACCTTCCTCTCTCACGAAAGAGGTTGCACTCATTTCAGGAACTTCAGCTAAGTCAACAAATACCCATCCTTCTTGCAGTTTCTTGCCTAAATGTTTTACGTCATCTTCACCTTTAAGTGTCATTCTTACCCACCCAAGTGTCATACCTTCGTTGGCGAAACGCTGTGTTACTGCTTCAGGAATATGAAGAACATCTTGCTCTTCAAATGTGTATTCAACTTCTTCTCTAGCGTTGTTTTCTCTTAAATCAGAACTACGTGTATTATTAATTCGTGTCATTATTTTCTTCCTCCACGCTGCATATTAATTGTTGTATACTCTCCATCAGCCTGTTCAGACTTTTGTTTTTCAAGAGCATACTGTTCAAGTGGTATATCCCATTTGTTAGCTAGTCTAATATCTTCTTTTGACAGCTTAACCTTTTTACTGGAACCTGGAGAGCTGCGAGATGCTCCAGCAACCACTTGAGCAGGTTTTGACGCTTCTACCTGCTGGCGAACTTCCCCACCTGTAGCAGCTTCTGCTGCAAACTTATGAGGAAATGTTTCTCTTATCCTACGATCTACTTCAGTATAATACTCTTGATCTGCAGGACTAAAACCTTCTTCTCTTAACTGAGCATCTATTGCTAAAGATGCTGCAGTCATAACTTGATCTGAACCAAACCA